GGTGAGCGCGTGCTCACCGTCCATCACCGCCCCGAGCTGCCGCCGGTGGTAAGTGCCCTTGCGGCCAATCGGGCCGGTCGGGTGCGCCTTCAGGCGCTCAGAACGGCGGGTCATCATCCTCGCCCACGTTCCCGCCGCGCCCGCCGCCGTCACCGCCGCCCTCGTTGCGCACGCCCTCGGTGTTGACCTTGATCTGGCCGGAGCGGTGACTGTTGTAGATGTCGGAGCCCAGCTGGACGGCGGGGTGATCAGACGGCAGGCGGGCCTCCTCCGCCTTGTCGTTGGCCCCGTCAAAGGCGACCACCCAGTTGTACCAGCTGTAGTTGTCCTTCTTCTTCTTCTCAGTGCGCAGACGCCAGACGTGCGCGAACCAGGGGAACTTCAGCTTGCGCCCGTCCTTGGTGCGGAACATCAGGCTGTCGGCCCGGGTGGTCAGGGTCTTGTAGGCCCCGATCTTGGTGGAGGTGAAGCTGATGACCGCCGGGGTGGGGTTGTCATCCGCGTCCAGCACCATGCCGTACAGGTAGAAGGTTTCAATGAGCTCGTTGCCGTTGGGGAGCTCATGCTTGCCGACACGCTGCTTGGCCCGCGCCGCCTTGACCACCGGGTGGTCCAGCTGGTACGTCTCCACCAGGCCCCCGCCCTTCTCGCGCGGCACCCACTCGGTGTACACGTGGTCACGACAGACGGGCACGAAGCGGATGCCGTCCTCAGCCGTGAACAGCTCCTTGGTGGCCTTGTTGATGATCATGCCGGGGCGAGCTTCCTTCAGCTCATCCAGCTCGGGGCTCTGGCCCTGGAGGATGTCGAAGAAGGGAAGCCCCTTGTCCTCGCTCGTGATGTCGTCAAGGCCCTGGCCGGCATACTCCTCATAGCCAGCCCACTCGGCGGGCAGCACCGCCTGGTCCTTCACTGCAACTTCGGTCTTTGCCATCTGGCACTCCTTTGTCTGAGGCGGTTTCAGCGCACCGGCTCATCGCGCTCTCCCCCGAGCAGGAGGACCTCCCACCGTTCACCCAGGTGGCGGGATGTCGTCAGCCCTTGGGCTTCACGTCCGCCTCGGTCCAGACCATGACGCCCAGGACCTCCAGCGGGACGTTCTCCCCCTTCGCCAGAAGCTCGCGGACCAGGGCACCAAGCGTCTGCCAGGACACCGCCTGCTTGGCCCCGGCGGTGAACCCGAGCTGGGAGAGGGCGTTGACCGCGTCCTTCACCCGCTCCTGGTCCACCTTCCCGAGGTCCGCCGTCACCTGGCTCTTGATGATGCCGCCGTGGCCGTGCTCCCGGAGCCAGGCGAAGGCCGCCGCCTCATTCTCCTTGGAGGGCTGCCCCCGGACCAGCTGCTTGATGGACACCTTGAGGCCGTCCACGGTCGTGAGCTCCTCCAGGCCCGCGTCCTTCATGAGCTCGGGGAGGACCTCGCGCTGGAGGAGCTCAAGCTGGCGCTTGGCCGCCTTCAGCTCCTCCTCCTTGTCCAGGACCAGCTGCCGGGCGGCGATGATGTCCCGGGCGGTCGCTGCGATCTGTGCCAGGATGTTGTCCCCGAGGGGGGCCTGCGCCATCTGTTCATAGCCTGTCATGTGGTGCTCCTTTTCTCCAGTTGGAAGTCTAGCCCCGGGCGTCCGGGGTGTCAAGGTCAAACACTTGTGCCGACACGGGGATGTAGCGCCTGTCCTTCCCGCTCCACTGGAGCAGGCTCACGCGCCCGTCATTCACGTCCGCCGCGATGGCCGTGGCCCAGCCGATGAGGATGGGGTTGCCCACCAGCAAGAGGTGGTCCCCGTCCCCGTAGTGGCGGAGGCCGTGCCAAAGCTCGGGCATGATGCTCTCCGGGTGGAAGGGCGCGGCGGTGGGGGTCAGCAGGTACCGGAGCTCACCGTGCTCCTCCGCCGGGGACAGGTCAAACTTGCTGACGTACTCCCCGGTGTCCCGGTCGTACCGGCGCTGGTCCTGTACCACGTAAACGGTCATCCCAGCCACTCCTTCTTCTGGTCACCCAGGATTGTCGTTGAAACGTCCAACTTGGCCACCAGAGCGTCAATCGCGTTCTCATCCCTGGTCCCCGGGCAGACCAGGTCAATGTACAGCACCGGGTCCTCCTGGCCGATGCGGTGGGCGCGGTCCTCGCTCTGGAGGCGGTCAATCAGCTTGTAGCTGTTGGCGTAGTAGATGACTGTCTTGGCCTCGTTGAGGGTCAGCCCCTCGCTCATCTGGGAGTTGGCCACGAAGTCGGTTGCGTCCCCGCGCTTGAAAGCCTCCTTGGCCCTCTGACGGTCGGCATCGCTCACGGTGCCGTCATAGCGGACTGGGTTGCGCCCGTCTGCCCGGAGGGCCTCCATGATCATGTCGATGTCCCGGGTCCAGGTGGCCCAGATGATGGACTTGCCCACCACGTCCTCCATCGTCTCCCGGAGGAGCTTCAGGCGGGGGTTGTTGTCGCGCTCAATGAGCTCGGTGGGCTCGCCCTCCCCGTCCACGGGGATGTAGCCGCACAGGACCTGCTGGAGGCGGAGCATGCGCGTGATGGCGAGCGGGGCGGTGATGAGCTCCCCCGTCTCAAGCCACGCCATGAAGTCCTTCTCCACGCTGTCGTACACGCGGCGCTGGGCCGGGGACATCTCATAGTACCTCTTGGTGTAGAGCTTGGGCGGGAGGTCCAGGACCTCGCCCTTGGTCACGCGGGAGCTGATGAGCTTGATGGCCGCCGCGAGCTCATCCAGGTTCTGGTAGCCCACCAGCACATCGTACTCCCGGCCCTGCTCGCGGTTCCAGCCCTTGTCCCACACCCCGAAGTACGCCTTGAAGGCGGTGAAGGACGCAATGTCCAGCTCCCGCTTCCAGAAGTCCGGGTCAATGAAGCTGACCTGCGTGTAGATGTCAAAGGGTCCGTTGGTCACGGGCGTCCCGCTCAGCACCCGCCGGTAGGCAGCGTGCTTCCCTCCCGCGAGGATGGAGCGGGTGCGGCGGGCGGTGGGGGTCTTGATCCGGTGGCTCTCGTCAAGCACCAGCATCAGCCTCCGGCGCTTCATGAGCTTCCACACCAGCTTCTTGCCCCGGTCGGTCATCCAGGCGTCATAGCTGATGGCGAGGACGCTCAGGCCGTTGTGGGACAGGAGCGCATCGCACTCCCGCTCGTGCCACTTGGCCGCCGCGCTCGGGGAGCTGTAGGCGAAGGCCCGGAGGGGCACGGACGGCGGGAGGTGTGTGGGCAGCTCATCCGTGATCCAGTTGCGGTGGACGCCGTTGGGCGCGACCACGATGGCCGCGTCAACCTTTCCCGTATCGTAAAGGTGCCCGAGGGTGTCGATGGTCAGCTTGGACTTTCCGGTGCCCTGCTCCCAGAACACCGCGAATGACGGCATGTCGCGGGAAGCCTCCCAGACCTCCAGCTGATGCGCAAAGGGCTTTGTGTGGGGCTGGTAGCCCATGCAGGTGGTCCTCCATTTCTCTCGCCCGACTATATGTCCAGGGGCTCGCGGGAGGAAGCCCTGTCACATGGGGAACTGCTTTCTTAAGGTCCAAGCCTCAGCTCCGCTGTTGTGGTTCCGTGTAAGTCACTGACAGTGTGGCGGAATAACTACTTTCTTAACCTCCTTAAGAAAAGAAAGGGGAGGTAAGAAAAGCCAGCGGGCACGGGCAACCTTAAGTCCAGGTAAGAAAGTGGAGAACGTTATTCCCCAACGGATTATCCCTGCCCTCTCATGGGCTTATGCGTCTTAAGGTCGCGCACCCTGGGCTGAGAACGTTATTCCCCAAGATGGGACCTTAAGACGGCGGACACCCCCAGCCCGCCCGGGCGCGGTTGTTCGCCTTCACCTCCCGGATGGTCTGGTCAGTGTCGGAGGCGGACCAGCTGATGGGCAGCCACACGGCGCAGACAGCCCCCGGGCGGGGAGCCTCCGGCGGGGGCTCAGTCCCGCCGGTGCCCATCGTCGTCACGCAGCCGGTCAGCAGGAGGCTCGCTGCCGCGAGCCAGGGCAGCCTGGTACATGCGCTCATGGAGGTCCTCCAGCTGCTTGACAAGCAGCCGCGCCTCCCCGGACTGCTTCAGCTCCTCATCCCGGACGCGGGTGGCCACGAAGGATGCGAGCTGAAGCAGGGCACGGAGGAGGGGCAGCCAGCTCATCACTTCCCGATCTGCTTGGTGGCGCGGATGCGGCCCCAGATGGCGATGATGCCGCCCAGGGCGGAGCTGATGCCCAGCAGCGCCTCGGTCAGGATGGACTGATCAGCCTCGCTGATCGTCACGCCGAAGATGGCGGCGATGCCCGCGAGGAGGGCCACGATGCCGCCCCACACGGTCGTGGAGGCCCAGATGCTCTTGTTGCCGTACATGTCTTTCACTCCTTCAGGGTTGTGGGCTCAGAGGCCCGGGGCCTGGACGTGCATCCAGTCAAAGTTGCGCGCACGCCCGAGGGACAGCCAGCCCTCCTCCTCCCAGAGGGACCACCAGCGGTCAGCCGCCGGGTCAGCGAGCGCCGCCCGGTCGCGGCCCCACTTGAGCTGGTTGCGCTCGGGGTTCCAGTCGATGGCCACGCCATAGGCGTGCATGGACAGGGTGGCCCCGCCGCGCTTGTTGCGGTAGTTGAAGCACCCGCCCCAGAGGTCCAGGCCCAGGCGCTCGCGCTGCTCCTCGCTGTAGGCATCAGCCACGCGCCCGAGGACGCGGGCAACGCTGTCGGCCACCGCCTCGTGGCAGCGGAAGGAGCGGATGGTGGTGGACTTCGCCCAGGCGAGCCGGAGGGGGAACGGGAGGGTGACCACACCGGCGGTGCACTGCGGTCCCCCGGCCACGCCAAAGCGGCGCTCCACGTCCTTCTGGAGCCCCCAGGGGCGCACCGCCCCGGGCGTCTGGACGGTCTCAAAACGGTCGTCAGGCCTCCAGGGCTCGCGGGGAGCCCCTGCCTGCGCATCGGACCACTCCCCGAAGGCCTGTGCGGTGTTGTACCCGCTCCAGCCGTCCACGTCTCCCGGGTTGTACCCGGAGTGCTTCAGGACCAGCTGCGCGGCGGCCACTGCCTGGCGGTCCAGGCTCCACCGCTCCCAGCCGTGTTCAACCTCGCCCTGGCGGGAGGTCAGCAGGCTCCTGATGCCCGCCTGGCTCTTGGGCCCGAGGTCCCCGTCAAGGTCCCCCCTGTAGTAACCGGCTGCCCGGAGGAGCCGCTGGATGTCAAAGTTGCTGAGCTTCATGAGCTCCTCCTCAAGTGACGGTGACGGTGGCCTCTCCCGGCCAGCCGCGCCCGATGGTTGCACTCATCTGGTACACCCGGAACTTGAGCGTGGACTGCGGCCCGCCAAAGTCCGCCGTCTCGTTGGCGTTGGTGTACAGCACGGAAGGCGTGGTGGAGGTCAGCGTGCGGACCACGGTGGTGCCGTTCAGCACCTCCACTTCATAGCGCTCGCTCTCCTCGTTCAGCGGAACGTCCGCGCTGTCCCAGCCGTCCCCGTTGTACCGGGTCCGCCTGATCCAGCTCAGGGTCACGCCTGAGCCGCCCCGGTCAGCGTCCAGGTGGACAGGGGCATAGGGCTTCAGCCCGACGCCCTGGAACGTCCGGGCCACCTGCTGGTACCGGCTGTCAGCCATGGGAAGGGGGGCAGGCCCGTAGCGGTACGTGTTCGACACGCCCACGGCAGACAGCGGCATGGAGAGGGTCGTGAGGATGGTCTGGTCAAAGATGACCACCCGCGAGCCCGCCGGGACGGGGCTGCGCATCTGTCCCTCGGTCCCGAGCTGGCCCCGGAGGAGCCGCCGCAGGCGGTACCGCTTGGTGTCGATGAGCGTGGCCTCAACAAACTGGAGGACCTCCCAGCCCCCGTCCTGGTTCTTGACTGCGATGGAATTGGCCCCGTTCAGCACAGCGAGGTCCGTGGTGGACAGCAGCTGCTCGTTGCCGTAGATGTCCAGGAACAGCTCGTTGCCTCTGTCCCAGATGCCGGTCGGGCCGGAGTACAGAGGGGCCACCAGCTCCCCAAGCGCGGCAGACGTGAGGACCTGCGTGTTGAGGTTGAAGCCGCCCGCGTCATCGTCCTGGAACACGTTCACCGCCCCGGGCCAGGGCGTCTGGAAGGCCGCGAGGCGGGGAGCCCAGGGGCTCAGCTCCTCCCCGGTCAGCATCGGAATGTCCATGAACTCCACAATGGAGCGGCCATACACGACAATCTGGCCGGTGACGCCCGAGCCGCCGCTGTAGTCCAGCTCGCTGTACACGGACTCATCAAAGCTCATCGCCTCCAGGCGGTGGTACCCGCCACTGTCGATGTTGCTCACCCGGAGGTTGAAGGGCCTGCCCTTGACGGTGATCTGGATCACGTCCCCCGGGTCCACCCGGAGGTAGTTGGGCGGCAGGGCCAGCTCCGCCCGCTCCCGCCCCATCCACGCCTCCTGCGTGAGGATGTCCGCCTGGGACCGGGCGAAGTCCAGGCTGAGGACCATGGGCAGGTCCACCTTGGCGGTGTTCAGGGAGTTGGCGTTGGTCTTGCGCCCGTCCACGGACGCGGTGTCATAGTCCCGCTCCTCGTCATAGAAGCTCAGCCGGAGCTTGGCCGGGAGGTCGCTGGACTGGGCCTTGGTCAGGGAGTACCCGCCCGGGTCCCCCTCGGTGGTCACCAGGTCGTCAATCGGGACCGGGACGGCCACGCTGTTCGTCTTGAGGCTGAACTTCAGCTTGCCCTCTGACTCAAACCCGTCAAAGTTGTAGGCCGTCATCAGCGGCTCAATCATCTCCCGGGGGGACATGACCTTGTCGATGACGTACCCGCGCACCACGGCAGAGGACCCATACAGGCCCGAGGTGTCCAGGTCCGCCGGGAGGAGCCCGCCCATGCGGCAGAACTCCTCCACCAGGAGGGCGAGCGGGATGACGCCCAGACGCCCCGTCAGCCAGTGCCCCAGCCGCCAGTTTTCCGTGTCAGCCCAGACGTCAGACCTGAAGGGGAACTCGGGGTAGGGGCGGGCGTCCCAGGTCCACACGAACATGTTGGCCGTGTCCACCATCGGCCCGCCGTACACGCCCGAGGTCGGGGAGTTGTCGCGCCAGTACTGGTACATGGCCTCAAGGTACCGGCGCTGGATGAGGTCATCCCGCTTGCCGGTGCTGAAGTAGGGGAAGGTCCCCTCAGAGGACTTCGGGTCAAAGAACACGTTGGGCTGGTTGGTCCCCTTGTCCACGGCGGGGCACCCGAACTCGGTGAACCAGATTGGTTTGGACTGCGGCACCCAGGCGGTGGCGGAGGCAGAGCGTACACCGGCGGGCCGGTTCCGATGGCTGTTGAGCCACCAGTTGCGGATGTCCTTCTGCCGGAACACCCAGTGCTCCCCGTGGGCCGCATCGTTGATGGGCGTGCGGACCTGGTTGGTGCGCGCGGTCGGGGTCTCATAGAACCAGTCCCAGTACTCCCCGCCCTCCACGTTGTCCTTCAGGTAGCTCATGACATAGGGGGAAGTGATCCCGTTCACCGGGTCATAGTCCGCGTGGTCCGTCCCGTCTCGCCAGTCGGACAGGGGTAGGTAGTTGTCGATGCCCACGAAGTCGATGTTGGACGAAGCCCAGAGCGGGTCCAGGTTGAAGTACACGTCATTGGTGCCGTCAGTCGGGCGGTAGCTGTGGAACTCGCTCCAGTCAGCAGCATAGCCGATTTTGGTGCCCGCCCCCACGATGCTGCGCACATCGTTGGCCAGCGTGATGAGCTGGGTCACCGCCGGGAAGTCGGAGGCGCTGGACCGGACCTGCGTGATGCCCCGGAGCTCAGTGCCGATGAGGAAGCCGTCAACGCCTCCGGCCATCTGGCACAGGCGGGCGTAGTGGAGGACCATGCGGCGGTAGCCCCACTCGGTCGGGGAGCCGGTCCAGGCCGGGAGCCCATCGGTGCCCGCCGGGACGTTGGCCACGGCAGCGGAGCCGAAGAAGTTGTTCACCTGGGTTGCGGCCGCAGCGGTCTTGTCCACGGTCCCGGGCTGGCCGGGGGCCGGGTGGCAGGTGATCCGCCCGCGCCAGGGGAGCGGGGGCTGCTCAGCTGCCCCGTAGGGGTCGGGCAGGCCGTTCCCCGTCAGCTGGTCCATCAGGATGAAGGGGTAAAAGATGACGCGCCAGCCCCGGGCCTTGATGTCCGCGATGATCTCCTTGACGCTGATGTCGGAGGGGGTGCCGCCGTACACCAGGGAGCCGTCCGGGAGCCGGGGGACCTCCTCCGCCAGGGAGCGTGCCACACCGCTCACCTTCCAGTCAGCGGGGTAGATGCTCTCATTGTAGTACACCTCCACGGTGAGGCGGGCGTTGGCGTCATCCGCTCCCCCGGCGCTCACCACCCCGGTGATCTTGTGGTTGCCCGCGTCCGCGAACTGATGGAGCTGGGTTGCCCCGGCGGCGATGGTGTAGCTGGCCTTCAGGGTCGTGGTGGAGCCGTCAACCAGCTTCACATCCACAGCCTGGGAGGTCGCGCGGTTGTTGGTGATGCGCACGTACCCGTTGGCGAGCACCTCCAGGCTGTGGAAGGGCTGCTCAGTGGTCGTGTAGGCGGTCCTCAGCGCGAACTCCACCTTGGGCTTCACCTTGGCGTTGCCCACCCGGAGGTCCCCGCTGAACCAGCTGACCACCAGCAGCACCGTCCCCATGTTCGGGGCGCTGTCCTCCAGCACGTCAAGGGACTTCACCGCGTTGGCGATGCCCTCGCTGTTGTGGATGTTCTCGGTGACCACTCCGCCCCTCCCGTCATCCCGGAGGTACGTGGTGGTGCCATAGGCGAACTCGCCCGAGGCGGGGATGAGGCAGACGCCCTCCAGAAGCTCCTCCAGGTCATCCGGCCCGACGCTGTCCAGGGGCTTGATGATCTCCGCCGTGATCTGGGGGATGCGGTTGCCGAAGTCCTCCAGCTGGAAGCGCTCAAACATCAGGTAGCACAGGCCCCGGTACGCGGGGACCTTGGTGGCCCCCTCAATGGTCTGCATGTAGGGGTCCGGGCTCTGCGTGTCGTCTCCCTTGTAGAAGCGGATGGTGTGCTTGGACATGTCCAGCAGCTTCCCGTCAGCCCAGACGCGCCCGAGCTGGACGTTGGACCCACCCTCACAGAAGCCGATGGCGAAGGAGCAGTCATAGGTGTAGCTGGTCGTGGTCTGCTTGGGGCCGGAGCCCTTCCCGGACTTCTGGGTGGTCTTGGTGACCGTCTCCTTGAACTTGGTGGCCCAGAACAGGTTGCCGCCCAGGCGCATCCGCCCGTACAGGCGGGCGATGTCCAGCCCCTCGGTGGAGGAGGTGATCTGGGCTTCCTTGAGCCGCGAGCCCTCCACATTGGTGTCGGGCATGAGCGCCCGGTTCAGGAAGTAGAGGCCCGCGTTGACGGCAACGCCAATGAGGAGTGTAGCCATCAGCGGACCTCCGGGAAGTTGAACCGGCCCGCGACACGGCGCAGCCACCAGTCGGTCAGCGCGACCTCGTGGACACCGTGGCCGGTGTGGGAGTGGATGAGCGTGCCCTCGCCCGAGGCGATGCCGCAGTGCTTGGCGACCATCCCGGGGCGCATCCTGAACACCAGCACCGTCCCCGCGCCCACCTCCGCCGCCGGGACCAGGTAGGTGTTGCAGACGCGCAGCATGTCCTCACGCCCCTGGGCCTCATCCCAGTCGGGGCTGTAGGGCGGCATGGGCTCGGGCTCATCGCCCATGACCTCGCGCCAGACGCCCCGGAGGAGCCCGAGGCAGTCGCAGCCCTTCCCCTTCAGGCTGGCCTGGTGGTGGTAGGGCGTCCCGAGCCATCCCCGGGCGGAGGCGACAACGGCGCTCAATTGAACAGGCTCCCGCCGTCCATGTCACCCTCACCCTGGACAGGGTACTCGGCAAGCCGGTCGGTGCCGGGGACATAGGGGAAGCCCTGGAAGTTGAGGAGGTTGTTGAACTTGTCCCGGCAGGTGTCCATGTCCTGCTTGCACCCGGCGGTGATGAAGAAGGCGTCCGTGGAGAGGACGGTGGTGGGCGGGACCTCCCAGAGCTGGATGGCCGTCCCCGAGTGCTGCTTGACCTCAAAGCTCAGCCCGCTGTTGCTCCCCGAGGTGAAGGTGAGGGTGCCGTGCGTGAACCAGCCATCAGCATAGCTCCCGAGCCCGGACACGACAAGGTTGCGCCCGGAGGAGGATGTGACGGTGCCGGTGCCCCGGAAGGTCGGGGACGTGAGGTTGACCTTGCAGCGCCCGTCCCCGAGGACAGCGTCACAGGTGCGCTGGTAGGTGCGCCCTGTCTTCTGGGCGAGCTTCTGGGCCAGCGAGCGGAACTCAGCGCTGAAGGCCGTCTCCTGGCGCTTGACCTCCCCGATGAAGCCCTTGGACAGGACCTGGTACATGGTCGGGTCGGACCAGTTGACCCACAGCAGCGTCACCTCCGCCCCGTCATAGGCCCCGTCAGCAAGGTCATCCTCGTTGATGGTGTCGCTGCTGATCGCCCCCTCCACGTTCAGGTTGTCCACGGACAGCCCGAGGGTCTGCGCGACCTGAGTGGCGGTGAAGCCCGAGCGGGCGAGGTACGTCAGCCCATCAACCAACAGGTCCCGGTCGTGCTCGGTGAAGCCCTGGGTGATCCCGTCTTGGCGCTTCACGCGCCAGCACAGGCACATGGTGGTCGCGCCGCTGTCAAGGTGGGCCTGGAGGGCGGACGGGATGACCTTGCTCACACCCGCACCTCCACGATGTCGATGGCCTGGATGGCCCCGGCCTCAAAGGCGTCCACGCTCACGCTCAGGTGTTCGATGTCAAACCGGACGGGGACATCAAACTCAAAGCCCGCCGTCACGGACTGGCCTGCGGTCGGGATGTTCCCGGCGGTGAAGGTCACGACGCCCGTGGTGTAGTCGATGTTGTAGTGCGTGCCCTCGGTGCGCGCCGCCCCGTTCACGCCCACCAGCACCGTCCCCTGGACGGGCTTTTTGATGTCGCGGACGTAGGTGGTGGCCCCGGAGGTGTAGCGCTTGACCAGCTGGAACGCTGCCTGGGCTCCGGTCCCGACGCCCAGCACCTGGTCAGTCCGGGTCACGGTGGAGCGCGGCTGCTTGGAGCGGTAGTCAGTCCAGTCCTTCCACCTGAAGCCGAACAGCCGCCCGCTCCGGGCCTCAAAGAACTCAATGACCGCATAGAGGTCGTTGATGCCCCTCAGCCCGAGGCTGGCGTCATACTTGCGGCGCGAGTGCGCCCAGATGTTGTTCCGCTGCTCAAAGCCCGAGCGGAGGGTGACGACATCCGTGCGCCGCTCAGGGCCACCGGCGGACCCTTTGCTGATGTCGGTCGGGAACTGGACCTCATGAAAGCTCACAGGTTGCGCCTCCCGCGCTGCTGCATCCGGGCGAGGCGTGCCGCAATCTGCGTCTCGCTCCGCCGGAAGCTCTCAGCGTCCTGGGCATAGACGTTGAATGTGATCTGCTGCCGCGAGCCGGTGCCCTGGTCCTCCTCGCCCGGGCGCTTGACCTGGACGCGCTCCCCGGGCGAGGCGCGGAAGGCAACCAGCTGGCTGTCCACTCCGCCGCCCCCGCCAACGTTGAAGC